TCAGATCCTCAGGTCAGCATTGACCACTTGGTATTCGATAGTTTTTTCGCCGTGTCCCTCCTGATAGTGTCGGGTCATTTTCGGGTCAGCATGCCCGAGTAGCGCCTGGACATACCCCTCTTCAAACCTCTGCTGCTCATACAGCCAAGACCCTAGCGCCCTGATTTCGTGGAAAGTTGGGCGCTGTGCCGGTGGCATTTGTTCGTATGCTCCAGCCGCGTCCCGTGCCTTGGTGAACTCTTTTGACAGGTAGTCGGGAGTAACGGCCGTCCAATGCGCCTTGGCCTCGATTTGCTCCCGGCGGCGAGCCCTTGGTTTGTAATGGACCAGAAACGGTGAAGCGATCGTGGAGCGCAGGCATTCCAGAACTACACCCCGTAGAGCTTCACCCATTACGATCTCCAAATGCACCGGCGTGTCGTACCCCTGGGTTTTCCCGGGCGATATCTTTATGGTGTTCTTCTCGACATCTACCGCAGATCGAGGCCAGGTCACGATATCTTCCCTGCGCTGAAGGCTTAGCAGCGCCAAGCGGATCGCGCGTGACAGCCATTCCGGTGTCTTCGGTCCATTGATTACCTGCATCAGCCCTTCCAGGGTGTGCCGCTGCCGTACTTTCTCTCCCTCCTTTTTCACCAGGGTCATTTCGGCCACGTTCCTTTCAGCCTGACCCTTGGCCACTGCGAAAGCGAAGACGTTCACCAACAACCCTCGGTGTTTGGTGTAGGCATTGTTCTCAAACTTGTCCAGGTATTCAGCTACTGCCAATACGTCAAGCTGGCCGACCATCAGGTGCCCGAGTTCCTTCTTATATCTAGCCACCTTGAATCCGATTTCATCGAGCGAGCTTTGGGCGTAGTTTCTAGTGGGCAGCCATTCTTCTTCAAAACGCTCCAGCAGCGCCAGGAACGTCGGCGCCTTCTCGCCCGTCAGCATCGCCAGTAAAGCCCCGTCCTCGACCATTAGCGGGGCAAGCTTGGCATTTGCTGATTTGGCCAGGCGTATGGCCTCTGCCAGCGTCTTGTTGATACTGGTGCGTTTCCCGGTTATCGGGTTGCGGTAGATGAAGTACTTCCCATTCGGATAAAGATTATCCGGAAGGCTGCGATTCTTGGCTGTTCGAGCCCGAGGCGGGGCCATTAGCCCACCTCCATCATCTTGGCGAGCAATGGATCATCCGATCCGATCACGGCTGCCTGCAAATCCACGAAATACATCCCGCCCTTTACCTCTCCAATCACTTCGCCTTCCTCAATCCATTTTTTCAACTGTTGCAGACTCGGTTTGCCGCCTGCATACCGCAGTTTTCTGTATTCGCCCGCTTCCATAAGTCGCGGCAGCCGGGCGGTGATAAGAGCTATGACCTTTGCCATATTGTTGTCCTGTTCCCCGTCCGGGGCCGTGATTGTTTAAATAGTTGCAAGCGGGCTTTTTCGGAATTGCCAGGTGTGCCCGCACTGGCGGCACTTACCAAAGGTCCGTCCGGTCGCGCCAAAGCTGTCGGCGGCGCTGATCTCAATCACCTTGCCGCGTCGCAGTTCGTACTGATCGTTTCCGACAAACTCTTCCGATATTTGAATGTTGCGACTGCCGCAGGGTGAGCACTTGGCGTCTACGGATTCCCCAATAGTTTTCGCGGGCACGTCTTGCTCCATGCCGCGCGTGGCGGCAGAAGGTGGAATGGGTCAGATAATCGCCGCCAGCGTCTGGCTGCCGTCGCCGTGAGTGGTGGTCATGTGCATTACAGGGCGGCTTGGCTGGCGGATGACGTTCAGTGCCTGGACAAACTTCTCGCACGACACCTCATCCGTGCCGGCCAGGATGGTGGTGCAGAACAGCTCCCGTTCATCCTCGTCCTCAAGCTGAGCTGAAAGCAGCAGGGCAATTTCATGCTCTCGGCAGATGTCGATGATCTGGCGAACCAGCGGACTGATTTGCTCGTCGTAAACGTTTTCTTTAGTCATGAGAGTTCCTCGCCCGCCGTTCACTGGCAGGCTGGTAGGTGGAGACCGGGGTGGGCGATGGTCTTGTTTTTTTGGTGGCTCTGTGGGGGGGGCTGAAGGTAGAGCGGAGTTTTTGCTGGATATTTGCGGGGTAAGGTTTTGGTATGAGTGTTCATGGGTTGATTCGGAAAGACTTAGGTTCTGCTGGCCTAGCGTGATAGGTGAATGTGACCTAGAGTCAGAGGAATAAATTGATTTTAATTGTGAGGGTTGTATGGCTTTAGAAATTATAATGGACACTACTAAAAAACATGGCTTTATTTGCTTGGATGAGAGTCTTGTAGATGCTACATCTGATTTGGCTGAGGCCTTTAGGTATAAAGAGTATACGGAGTATGGGGCTAACGAAGATATGGAGGCGTTTTCGAAATATAAGCCTCCTATTGTTTGGCTTGTTGGTCACGGGGAGCGCGGAAAAACTTCTTTTGTTAATAAGGATGGAACTAAAAATATAGTTGAAATGAGAGTTATAGTTCAGTGGTGTATGGCGAATAAGGTTGAGTATCTAATTGATACGGCCTGCCATCCTAAGAGTAGGGCGCGTATCGTCAGTGAAATGGGTGCTGGTTTTAAATATTTTTGCAAAAACAGAGATGAGGAAGTTCAGGTTATTAGGACATATGTAACGGGCAAAAAAAACGATGAAGAGTTGAATGTATGGGAGGTTCGTGATTGGTGGGAGAAAGAAGGCTTTTCTCAGTCCAGCTGAACATCAAAAATTTCGTGAATGTCGCAATGTGAGCGATTGACTGTGCCCCGCTATTGGGCTGCACAATAGCGGCTGACTTTGAAGGGGGAGGAGTTGTAGAGGGGTGGAGTACGGGTGTACTCCTGTCAGGCTACAGCTGACCTTTCGGCTTTCTTCTGTTGGCTTGCCTTGAAGTGGTCATATGGCCCGTCTGGCAACGAAGCGATCGCGTTCGCCGCCTTGATCAGCAGATCTCCCAACCGCGCCTGCGCCCTCGGCACGAAGTACTTAAAGCGGGAGTCGGCTGGGTAGTAATTGTCGTAGGCCATGCGACTGCACAGCGTTGACGCCTCATCGAGTCCGCAACTGCGGCCGTAGGCGATCAGATTTTGCCGCTCTTCTTGAAGAGCGTCGGCGAGCTGATCTGCTGCGTTCAGGCGCAGTTGCAGGGCTTGCTCGCGAGCTTTGAGGCCCTCCAAGTGCTGCGCCAGCGTGCACGCGAAGTCACCGGCCAGCCGCTCATTGATGTACTGGCGGTAGTCGTGACGCTTGAGGACGGTCTTGAACAGGTTGTCGATGTAGCCGCGTCCGCCATCTGGCGTGTTCAGGTCAAAGCTGGGCCCGACCGGTTTGTTTTCTGTGGGCATGGGGCGTCCTATCCGGGTCATGCCCGGTCAACTGGGTGCTACGATGGCGCCTCACTCAATCGAGAAGCACCATGACCAAGCACGACATTTATGACGAGCACGAAGGATTTCGGCTCTGGAACTACATGGAGTGCGAAACACTGGAGAGCGGCCAGGAGGTCTGGCGGATCAACGTCGAAGTGAAACGCGTTGATGAGGTGGTGATTCCGGTTGTTGCTGGTGACCAGACTTACCCTGACCGTGGGTTGGCGCAGGTGGCTGGACGAGAGCTGGGCGCCAAGATGGTAGCCGAGCGAGGTCTATAGGTTTTCTGTGGGCATGGGGCGTCCTTAGTCATTGATCGACTACAGTTGAAAGGGCATTCATAGGGAGCGCTGAAAGATGGAGTGTTTAATCTGCGGAGCCCCAGCAATTCAGCTGGTACTGGTAGGCCAATTTGTGGAAGTTGACTGCCCTAGATGCGGTTACTACGGAGTCCCGAAACCGCTGGTCGACGAGATGTCGCTGAAAAAGCAAAAACTTCACAAAGAGCGCACTCGGGCCTATTTGGCGATGCGAGCAGAGAACAAGCAGTCGCCGTGGATTACTCCGGTCGATATAAATATTCACCAGCTATTGGATATATCGCTCGCCTAAGGCATTGCGCGGCATGGTGCGTCCTATGCCGGGTCATGCCCGGGAGGTGGCGGATTTTAGTTTGTGGGCTATTGCTTAAAGGCCGGCATGGAGCCGGATCAAGGAGTGATCTGATGAGCGAGTATCGGAAACTGACTCAGGCTGAACTGTCTGAAGCCCTCAATATGCTTAAGAGCGAGATCGCGCTGTATGTCGCTGACAACGAACCAATGGCTGATGGTTCTGGCCATTGGGTGTTCTTTTCCTTGTCAGCACCTAAAAGCATTCTATCTCGCCTTCGAGTTGGCGGTGATCATCGGATGGCGCTTGGTAAGTCTTGGTCGGTGCCGCGCTGACGCAATTGCCACGCTTCAGAGCGACCCTGGTAATGCGGTCCGGTCTTTCTCGCTTGACTGATCAGGCCGCGAGGCGCTGGTAAAGCTCGATGATGTCGGCGGCGTTGGCCGCGACCAGCGCCTCAGCTTCATCGGGACAGACGCTGTTTCCGATCAGCCGGACCTGGTCCGTTTTGTTGATTGGGCGCCACTCTTCGGCGCCGGTCACCGGGTCGACGAACAGCCCGCGGTCGATGATGTAGTTCTCGTCAAAGCCTTGGGCGCGCTTCAGTTCAGGCGGTTGGAGCATGCGTAGCGTGATGTCCACCAGCACGTAACCGCCAACTATGACCATCTCGGCCGGATCTTTGAAGTGCTCCGGCAGGTGCTCGTGCATAAATGCGGCGCAGCGGCGGGCGCCCTCCATTTGCTCCGGCGTGAGAGTGTCCGGCACCTGCACGACCTCGACCAGCGCGACGCGGTCCTTTGTCGGTAGGGTGTGCATCGGCTCCGTGAGTGACACGCCGTCGGTATGGGCGCCGTAGTACTTCACCAGGTAGGCGCTCACCAGACGCTGATTGGCGCCTGACTGGCAGATGGTCGAGAGCGGCGAATCGGCGGCCCGGCCATCGCCGTCGTAGAAACCGCCATTCGCCTGCTCGAAGAACGCCGCCGATACCGCATGGTGCCCTGAGCTGGTGGCGACTACGCCAAGCGGGTTGGCTACGTCAGCTCCGACCGATCCTTTTCGCAACGTGACCATGTTCGCAGCTACAAGGGCTTGCTCGCCCCTGTTGGCGCCGGTCACCGTGCGGAAAGCATCATCCGGCGAATACCCGCTGCGCTCCCCGTGGTGCGTAAGGTGGGTCAGGTGGCAGGCCGCCAGCGCGAAGTGCCCACCCTTTACTTGAGCGACTTGCGTGCGCAGCGGCTCGACCGCGCTGAAGTTGCGCTGCGCAGATCCGTTTGCGCATTCGGTGAGAAAGGGGGTGGCTACCGGCTGCACCAAGGCGTGATGCGTTCCGCCGGCGCTGATGGTCGATAGCGATTCGTCGGAACCGTGGGTGCTGGTGTGTGCCGCCGAGGTTCCGCGCATCGGGACAATGAACGGCTTCATGCTGGTCAGCACATGGCGCCAGCAACCCTTGGCCACGCGACGCATCGTGTTCACCGCCATCGGCTTTTCGCGGAAGATCGTTCGTCCCAGGTTGCTCCAGTCGATGCACTCCGCGGCCGTGCGCCAAGGCTTCTGTTTTGCTGTCGGCTTCTTGTGATGTGTTGGCTCGGGCCAGACGATTGGCTTTCCGTCACTGCGGGCCACCAGATACAGCCTCTTACGGATGGTCGGGGCGCCGGAGTTCGATGCGATGCGCTCGCGCCATTCGACGTTGTAGCCAAGGCCTCGCACCAGGCATTCCACCGGTACGAATTCGCCGATAGCTTGCAGAATCTCCGGCATGTCCGAGTGATCCGACGGGAGCCCGGTACTGAGCGCAGCAATGAACGACTTGAAGGTACGCCCACGCTCAGCCTTGATCGGCTGACCCGCCTCGTCAATGGGGCCCCAGTCGCGGAACTCTTCAACATTCTCCAGGAACATCAGTCGTGGCCGGGTGGCATGGGCCCAACGAACAACCACCCAGGCCAAGCCGCGTACACCGCGGTCGCGGGGCGCGCCGCCCTTGGCCTTGCTGTGGTGGCGGCAGTCCGGCGAAGCCCAGAGGATGCCAACGGGCTGGCCACCGGTGGCCAGCACAGGATCGACTTCAAACACGTCCGCCACGTAGTGCGCTGTCTGAGGGTGATTCGCACGGTGCACGGCCAGGGCAATCGGGTTGTGGTTAACAGCCACGTCCGGTTCCCGATACGCTCGAGCAATGGCATCGCTGGCACCGCCAGCGCCGGCGAACAGGTCCACCACCAGCTCTTTCTGGAATGGCAGGCCCATGCTTGGCTGGCCATGGATGAACTGGGGTTTCTTCTGTTGTGCGGACATAGAGGATCCTCGCCGGCTGGCGTGATTCGTTGAAGTGGGGTATTTGTGTTCGGCACGGCATGGGGCCGGATGACGGAGAGCAGTTGGATGGTTGATCGCGAAATTTTATTAGAGCAGGCAGCTATCGCTTTACTTACAGAGGCGAAATCTCAGGGACTCGATATGCATCGCCTCAAGGAAAGCGCGATGCTCGGCGTGTACTCTGGCAGGCTTCCATGCGAAGGCGGAAACGAGCTGCGGCAGGCAATTGTTGAGGCTGTAGAATATTTAGTCGGACAAACCAGCTGATATAGATTCAATGGGTGAGGGCTGGTCATGCGCGGCGGACTTTGAAGCGCAACATCGCCTTGATGCTGTGGCAGTAATCCTGAAGTCGTTCATAGGCCTTGTACTTCGCCTGTCCTCGAGTAGCCGCCCACACCCTGACCAAGTCTTCTCTGGCCTCTCGGCTCCAGTTGAGATCATCCCAATCATGGTTGAACGGCAGAACCAGCCACTCTTTGAGCGGCAGCGTCTCGGCCATCTCGCCGTACTGTATCTCGTGCGTCGGGTGGTAGTTGCTGATCCGCTTCTTCGGGTCTTCGTCCAGCACCACGCCGATGTAGTGGCCGCGATCCGCCAGGATGATGCCGGGCTTACCGTAGGCGATGACTCGGCGGCCGACTTCGGCGGGCACCTGATAGTGCTCCCGAACGTACGCGCAGTTGTGGCTCATGGATTATCTCCAGTCAGGCGCCGCCCTCCGTGACCGGATGCGACAGTGGGGTGGTGTCGATTTGGTTGGGCTACGCTTCAATCTCAACTTCACGAAAGGATTTCGCGATGGTCATTCGTAACGCTTTGAATCATGCAAAGATTGCCGCCGAAATTGGCTGGACTGCGGAGGACGTTAGCCTGTTCATTGTTCATATAGAACCGAAGGCGGACGGCACAGGATATTTCCTGATGCCTCACCAAGACTTACCTGGCGGCCAGCGTCTAAAGCCGGTACGGCTTGGTAATAAATGGCTGATTGAGACAGGGCCAATTGATCTTCAGCGGGAGTAACTCCAGCGTTTTTAGTGATTAAGATGATGGCTAATTGCTATCAGTATACAAAGGGAGTTCGAAATCTAGCTACCGTGACACCTCTATAAAGAATGAGGTGAAACCATGAGTCACGCATCAGTAGACTTAGTCCGAGCATTCCAATACAACGACTGCGAGACCGTCGTTCGGGTATCGAAGGACGTGCCGTTCGCAACTGAGGTTGAGATCAAAAAGGCGGGTGAGGTTCTGCGAGAGAATTGCCATGAGCCTGATATCTTCGACAATCGAGAAGATGCCTTTCAGTACGGGCGAACGCTTGGAGAGCACTATATTGATGGTCTGCTTAAATAGATCATCACGGCTCGATGACTTCGTCTTCTGGCTCACCGGCGTGCTTTGCAAGGACTTGCGCCCCGGCGATCCTCAGGCGGCTGCGCGCTTGAGTTGGTCGGTGAGCTGGGTTGGCAATTTGCGCAGCGTCAGCGTGCCGCCGGCTTCGTCGAACTCGACCCTGTCGCCGAGCAGATGCTGGTCAAAACTGATCGACAGGCCATCAGCCCGGCCTGTGAAACGCCGGAATTTGTTCAGGGTCTTCTTGTCCGGTGGGATTGAAGCCGAGAGGCCATAGTCCTTGCCTTGGACGAACTCGGCGAACGCCAGTGGCTGGTCGTCGTCGAGCACTTCGGACAGTTCGTCGAGCGTGATCGGCTCGCCCAGTTTGGCCTGGGACATCGCATAGTTGACCAGCGTATCGGTCTTCTCTCGGGCGGATTCCTCGCCAAGGTCTTCACTTTCAACGAAGTCACTAAACGCCTTGAGCAGGGTGCGGGTTTCGCCCGGGCCGTCGACGCCTTCCTGCGCGCCGATGAAGTCGCGGAAGTACTCGTTGAGCCTGCGGCCCTGCTTGCCCTTGAGGTACGAGATGTATTGGCGCGACTGCGGGTTGTTCTTCCATTCGCTGATGTTGATGCGCGCGGCCAGGCGGATATGGTCCAGATCCAGGCGCTTGACCGTCATCAGGTGCAGCTCTTCGGTCATGATCACCGCTTCCGTTTCCTGAACCAGGGCGATGATCAGGTAATCGGTCAGGCCTTGTTGGTAGTGACAGAAGAGGGCGTGCCCGCCTGTGGTCAGGTTCGACTCTTCCATCAGCCGGGTCAGGTGCTCGACGGCTGTCCGGGTAAACGACAGAAAATCATCGCCGCCGGCCAGGTACTTGGCGAGCCAGCCGCTGAGTGGATATGCGCCAGATTCTGTATGGAAGAAACCCCAGCCCTTGCCGGCGGTGGCGTTGTAGCTTTCGTTGAACTGCTGGACCAGATCGTCACGGGCCTGGCTCTCGACCTGTTCGGCGCCGCCGAGGTGCAGAACAGCAGGCGTGCCGTCGGGCTTCTTGTCGATCTTGTGGATTGCGCTGTGGAGAACTGGCATTGCGGTTACCTCGGGTAGGCGCCGCCCTCCGTGACCGGTGGTGGCAATTTGATTTGGGATGATGTATTTGTGTGGTGCCGGCAAGCAGTCGGTTCGCCAAGGAGCGGTTGATGCAGTCGCAATATTGGGTTGAGCTACAGTCGATGAAAGCTCATGTCTATTACATCGAGCTTTATCAACTTCGCTCTGAAAGTATTGAGCGGAGCATAAACATAATATTGGCAATCGCGTCATCCTCAAGTATTGCAGGATGGGTAATATGGCAGCAGTATGCCTTCGCATGGGCCTGCTTTATCATGCTCAGTCAGGTTGTTTCAGCTGTTTATCGATACTTGCCGTTTAAGGCCCGAATTAAGCCGCTTAGTACTGCTGGTATAGAACTCTCAGTCATTACCAACGAAGCTGAAAGAGATTGGTATGAGGTGTCAGCGGGAAAATTGACCGAAAGTGAAATTAACGAAAAAAGATTTAATTTTCGGAAAAAGAGCTCGGCGGTGATGAAGTCAGCATTCGGCGGGATGGTTATTCCTGAAGATAAAAAGCTGATGCGTTGCGCGGAAGAAAAGATGTTCACTTACTTCAAGAGCCATTATCCGGAGCTTCAAAGATGAGCGATAAAAAGCCTGAAAAACCTAAATCACGCCCCTATGTTGGTGTGGCGAATGACCACGGGCTTCCGCCTATTCAAAATACTCTGCCAATGCCTAAGGTCCAGCCCCCTAAGAAAGAGAAGTGATCAAGGCGAGATGATCTCGTCGCCCGGGTCGCGCTTCAGCTCGGCCAAACTCTCATTCCGAAACATCCGCGCCACGTTTTCGCTTATCTGCACTTTGTGGCGCGGACTGCCGATCGCCTGATATGAAAGCGTCGGCCCGAGCGCGTGAGCGTTCAGAATCAGGTTCTGCACCGCCTCGCTCATTTCCTCGATATCGTTCCAGGCCATCAACTCGGCAAGCATCTGCCGGCTGCCAAGTCGTAACCGGTGCCGCAATTCCTTCTCGTCGTACTCGATCCGCTTCTCGGCGGCCTTCGCTGATCGCTCTTGTCCAGTCTTGGCCATGGCCAACCTCTTCTATGCCACTGGCCGGCAGCGCCAACCAGGTTTGTCGTTTGCGTTGTTGTGACCGGCTCTTCATCGAAACGCCGGCTCCAGCTTCGGATAGTCAATGTCGAAATCCTTGATTAGCCGGTAGAGCAGGGTTGAGCTGATGCCCAGGTTTTCACAGCACCTCGTACGGTTGACGCTTCTCGCTATGCAATCCTTCACCTGGATGACCAGCATCGCGTCTGACTCAGCAGCCGTTTTGTTCGATGCGTAGGCCTTCTTAGGACCTGCTGTGAACTCGATTGCATAGCGCCCGGCGATCCCTCGAAGAACGCCCATCGTTATGCCTTCCTGCTCGCATATCTCGCTTCGGTTCAGGGTTTTAGCCAAGGCACGAATTCGCGTTACCTGCTGTGCCGTCTCGGCTTTAACTGCGGCACTCTGGAAGTTTGGCGCTCGGCGCCCCTCAGATATCGACTTCAAGGGAGCATTGGCTTCGGGTTCGCGGATCTCGCCACCCTTCGCCAGGAACTGCGCGATCTGGGCGGATAGCTCGTTGGCGAACGGTTGGCGCTCGTTTATGACGCTGAGGTGATTGCTGATCATGCAGCCACCTTCACCAGCCTCACGCCGGCCATGCTGAACTTGGAGCCCTGGTCTGCGACAAGTGCGTCGAGCTTTTCCCAGTCCACAGTCAACATCGAGATTGGGGCTTGGCCATAGGCTACGGCTTTGATCAGCGCTTCGAGGTCGTAGACGTCTGCCTGCATCGCTACCGGTTGAGTGGTTTGCGCTGCAGCAGGCTTCATGGCTGTTTGAGCGATTGGCGCAGCTCTGTTCGGCACAGAGGTCGCGACAAATGCAGACTGAACAACAGGTTCAACGACAGCCTTTGCTTTAGTTTCGTCTTCGATCCGCTGCAGCTCTTCGTTTCGAATCCGCGTCCGCGTGGCTTCTGCTTTCACTTCTTCGGCTTTCTGGTGGTCGGCGATTCGCACCTTGATCAGCGCCACCAGGTCGTCGTTGGCCTTCAGAACAAGCTGCTGGAGGTCGTTGAACAAAAACGTGTGGTCTACGGCGAGTTCGCCATAGCTGGCCAGGTTGGCGCGAATGCTGTCACCGATCTGACTGGCGGCAATCTTGGCCCGGGCCAGCTCCGAGTCGGCTGCATCGCGCAGACTGCTGATGGACTTTTTGCCCTTGATGGCGCCGGCGAAGTCAGCAGGCACTGCCGGCATCCGTGCTTTACCGCCCAGCGATGCGTTGATCTGATCGATGTGCGCCTGAAGCGCCTTGGCGGCATTCATGACGATGTCTTGGCGGATACTCAGTTTGCGGGCCGTCACCAGTTTGTTGAGCATCAGTCGTTTGTCGCGTGCTTCGGCGCTGATCTCGGTGATTGTGCGGAAGAGAAGGTCGATGGATTCCGTTTGACTCAGCGCGTGTCGCTTGGCTGCCTCCAGACGCTCTTCCACATCAGCGCACCACTTGACGGTTTTCTCGGCGTCAGCGAAGTGCTGGTCGGTTTCCAGTTCGGTATTGATCGACGCGAAAACGGCCAGCGAGTGAGCCTTGAACTGTTCCAGGTTGCTGGCGGTGACCATGCCAGTGACTTCGATGCGCAGCGCGGGCAGGCTATCCGGAGTCTTGCCGACGGCCTCAGGCATGACCTCGACCGGAGTGAAGTCGAGCAGGTCGGCTTGGAACTGCTTCCAACCAGCGACGAGCGTCGCGGCGCGGCCCGGTACCGGTGTGTATTCCATCGACACGAAGTTGTCTTCAGTGCCGTCGGAGCAAACGAAGATCACTTTCTCGGCGCCGCTCACCAACAGCTGCTGCTCGAGCTGCCAGTAATAGTGCGGGTCCAGGTTGCCGGCCAGCACGTCGGCGGCCAGTTGTTCGTTCCACATTTTGTGCTCGAACAGCGTCTCGCCGAGCATGGTGCAGCCGTCGAGCGAAGCGAGCAGGTCGCCATCGGTACCGACAACGGGAAAGAGGTCTTCACCGATCCGTACCTCCAGAATCGGGCGGGCCATGGCTTCAGCTTCGTGGCCTTTGTCGAACAGGTATTTCTGCACCCACCACGACACGTCGCGGTCGAGGCCGGTCTTTTTAGCACTAAGCAGTTCGGTGCGTTTCATCTGCTTCGAGGCGCCCATCATGGCTGGCGCCTCGGAGGCGGTGAAGTAGTTGGCGCGGAGCGCATGCCAGGCTTCGGAGCCCTGAGCTACGTTATGAATCTTCATTCGGTTTCTCCTGTAATGGGCGCCATGCGGTGGATGCGATCGGTCTGCTCGGCGCTGAGCGTGTATTTGGATTCAAGGAAGGCGATCAGGCTTTCAGCGTCTGTCTTTCCTTGGTCGACGCCGCTTTGCCAGGTAGGCAGCATCGTTTCGAACTTTTCTTCCGGGTAGCTGGGTAACGCCGTCGGTGTCGGGCTTTTGCGGGGTGAAACATCGCGGGCGGGCGGGGCGCTTTCCTCGAGCTCGTCCGGGCTGTAGACGCCTAGGATCACGTCGGGGCAATACAGTCGTGACCAGCGCTTGGTAGCGAGGTAGGCCAACTGCTGGCGCGGATCGTCAGCCCAAAGCGTGCTGTTGCGGGTGCGGGCCTGGGCCAGAAGCAGCTCCAGAACACGCGGTTCTGCTTCGCCGCGGAAGGTGGCCCAGACCTTCACGCCCAGACCTTCCTCGTCTTCGAGTTTCCAGCCGGGCTGGCGGTATTGTTTACCTTCGCTATTGGTCTTGATGTCGAACTTACCGATCACCTTTTCCCAAGCGCCGTACCACTCGTAGTGGAGGCGGTCTAGAACCGGTGCGCAGGTGGTGATCACCGCGTTGACCAACTGAGCCTCGTAGCCGAGCACGCCGTTCACCAGGTGCGTTTTCTGCGCAACCGCGAAGGGGTTCATCTTCCACTGCATCGACTGCATGATTACCGCGAGGCAGTCGGCCGAGTTGCCGTTGAAGTGCTTCGGCACCGTGGCGCGGCCGGTGGCCATGACGTCGGCCAGGCGCATCATCTTGTCGAGACTGTCGCCGTCGAGCACCAGGGCGCTGGTGCTGGTCGCTGCATGGGGAAGAACGTGCAGAGTTTGTTCGTGCGCCACCGGCGCCACGCTTTGTGCGGACATGACAATTCCTTGCCGCGCGCTGGCGCAGCTTTTGAAAGGTGTGTGCTATTGAGGGACTGGCGCGCAGAGGGCGCCGAACAACATGAGGGCGGTGCAGGTGGCGAGCGCGAAGAATGAGCTGCGCCAGAATACGAAGCGTCTGGCGCGTTGTCGGGCTGTCATGCCGCGTCGGCCTTTCGCTGTTCCGCCAGGTCAGCGGCACACTCAGCTTCCAGTTCTTCGGCGCGAGCCCGGCCATACTCGTTGGCGTGAGGTCTGATCAGCGCTTCGGCGACATCGTGCAGCGCTGTCGGACGATTACCTCTCGGCTGGCCCAGCGCTTCAATGGCCAAGTCGTAGGCAGTGCCGTGAGCGCGTCGGCCGTCGGCGATCACCCAGCACAGCATCCGCTCAATGGGGTATTCGCGATTGTCAGTGAGCAGCGGGGCGATGTGTTCCTGTGCACCCAGGTGTTCGGCCAGCGCCTCCCACAACGACTGTGGAGTGACCAGGGCGACTGACTTGCCATGCGCTCGCGGTGCCGTGACGTTGTCGCCGCAGATTAGCGAGTTGATTGCATCGTGGAGCCAGTCCGGCCCCTCTGGAGTGTCGAGAAAGTCCGTCATGATTTACTCCTGCTGTTCCAGCCGGCGCGCCAGGGCGCAGGCCTCGTTATGGTCGCGGCGGAAGCCTTGGGCTTTGCCGGTGCGGCGATCCACTACATGGAAGAACGCTACGCCCGCCGGCTTTACGGTGAAGCGAGGCAGCGCAACTGGCTGCGGCCTGCCGATCATTTCGTACAGGTCTTCCGTGGCGATGCGAGAGCGGATACGCAAAGCTGCGCGCACTTCGTTGCCGAGCTGGATGCTGGGGTGCATGGCAATCTCCGGTTGATGTGAGAACCAACAAAACTCGGCTGCACTCATCCGTTCCGCTGGTTGCCGTTGGGCGCGGAGGGGAGTGCATGCGGGTGGTGTCGGGCAGGGGGATTTATTACTAAAGAAACAAGAAGGTTCAGCCGATAGGTTCGCGTTGGCATAGATGCCAAATACTTGAGAACTGGAGCTTCAAATGTCGCTGAATAAAGCATGCATTGGCATGAGCATCGCACTCGCGGGCTGCACTCTTGCGTTGACAGCCCAAGCTGCCAGCGACCACGAAATTGCCGTTGTAGCCGTCGCTATCTATCAAGTGTGCGGGCAGAAGCACCCAGAAAAGGATCTTTCTTTTGACCAATTCATATCGCTACATTCACACATGTCGACTCAAATGGCAGATGACATTCGGGAAATCGCCTCTCAGCCAAAGTACAAAGCAGAAGTAGAGGACGCCGTTCTACGCACGCACACCGAGGCCAGCCAAGATTTGCTTGAAGTCATCTGCGACAGCTATTACCGAGATGCGAAGGAACGGAAATAGGCCGCTATTTCGTCCGCATCGGGCGTGTGATCTAACCGCCACTGTGAAGCGATGCACCGACAACGATCGGGCAAAATGGGTCTGGGTTAGATCACACTCCGATGCGGCCTGGTGCTGGGGAGTACCAGGTGCTCGGGCAGTTATCGTCAGGCTGACGTGGTGCTGGGGTCAGTCGTAAATGCCGTAGCTGAAATCGTCTTCTTCGCAGTCCACCAGAATCTTGGAGGCGCCGAAGTAGAGCGCGGCGAGCAGCTTCTCGAACTTCGATCTGAAACGCAGGGTTTGACCGATCTTTTCGTTGTCGATGCGGGCGGCGTAAACAGTGCCAACCTGCCGGCCTTGGTCGTCACGGTCTTTGCCGCGCTTATCGAACGAGATGTGAATCGCGTTATCCAGGTTGTACTCACTACGTTCGCGGCTGCTGTAGGGCGATTCTTCTTTTGGCTTCTTGTCGAAGTAGATATGCAGGCCGCCGTATTCGGATTCTTGAAAACGAATGTCCGGCTGTTCCCAGCGCTCTTCTGCGGCGCTTTCCTTGTGGTCGTCAATAAACGCTTCAAGGAGGTCTTGCAGGCTTACTACCTCTGGCATCTGGTCCTTGGTCAAGACTTCGTCGATTGCCTCCTGCGCGCGGCGGACCATGTCAGCCTCTACGCCGCTGGTCTCCCACTTTTCCTTCAGTGCTTTGGCGATCATGTCGTTGTAGCGGGTCAGCTCGAAGACCGTGGTCAGGTTGGCTGGTAATGCTGACTTGATCGCCTCCTCAACCTGCTTGCCCATATCGCCGTGACGACCAAAGCAGCTGTCGATCACCTTGGTGAACATGATCTTCACATGCTCGTCGATGATTGCTGCCGGCTGATCACCTGCAGCAAAGGCAGTGACTCGCTCAGCCAGCAGCGCTTGAAGGGTTTGCTCGCTCATATGGTGCTCCGTGTTTGTCGGTTGTTTTCCCAATGCACCCGTCACCAGGTGCATCAGTGAAAAATTCCGTTTCTCCACCACGCGCATCGCCGGATTCATATCTCTGGCCAGGTCACACATTTCGTGTCCGGTGTTCTTCCTGGCTGGCTTGCGTGGTTTCGCGCACTCACATGTGGGAGTACGGCAGCTATCCAGAGGCTGCATGGGCGGCGATTTAGCTTCTTCCGACCCAGGTAATGGCCTGGGTACGTCGCGGTGGTCACGTCAGACTGTTAAAGAGCGGCGCCGCTTTCGCTGCTGGGCCGGTGTTGCGTTGGCTTGGATTCAAATATAAGCGCACTTATTTTAATCGTCAATAAGCATGCTTATATATTTTGCGATGGGCGATAAAAAGCCCGCTTAAAGGCGGGCTCATTTCACGCTTCGCAATACTCTCGCCACCCGATCCTTACCGCGCCGCTCTCAAGATGCTCAATGCGTATACCGCTGGTTTCTTCTATCTCTTGAAGTACTTGCTGCCATGCTTCAGCGGGCTCCGCTGCAAGCCTGGTCACGGTGACGGCTTGGATCTTCTGAACTCCTGGCGCTGCTATAAGGCGCTGGATGCGACGACCAACCAATTCATACGAATCTCGGGCGCGCGCTTTGGGTGGGGCGATTGTTACCATCGGATGCTCCTTGCTATACTGGATATACATACAGTATTGCTGCTGACATATTTTGGCAATAGACATTGGTCTACCTGGCTCGGGAGGAGAGAGCTCGCTTACATATCAGGCACAAAAAAAGTCCGTGCTTGGCGGGCTCTCTGTAACACTTGGGGTGCCAATCCTTCAGCGTGACCAGTTTGCAATCAAGTGGATTGCCAACTCAGTTGTGGCACGACGAACGGCAGAATTGAAAAGCCCGGCGCTGGGCCGGGCTGCGAGTCAGGCCGCTGCAGTAGCTCGAGGGATTTTCGCATCAGGTACGGAGATACCTTTTTTGAAAAACATGACCTCATCGCCTACATATCGCGCTTGAGCGGTGTAGTGCAGTCCGTAAGTCAGCGCTTCGTTCTGGCTGTACATCTCACAGATCTCTGGTGCGTTGTCGTACGAGACCACCCACGACCGCTCGAAGTCGGGAGACTGCAGCAATTGAGCAATTTGCAGATGGTCATCGTGCTTGTAGAAGTTTCGATACAGGCCGCGCCCTTTAACATAGTAGGGCGGGTCAAGGTATATCAGCGATTTTTCGGGCAGAAACTCTGCTGAGCGACCGAGCAAAATAAAGGCGTCCTCGCAATATACCGAAATACGATCTGCATTCAGCGCGATTCGTTCAAGCCTGGCAGCAATCATTTCCTTGCTGAATCGGGCGTCGAGTTTGTATGGGCCAGTTTGCGCCTTCCCCCCGATGACCCCCCCTTTGAGGATGCCGGAACGGTTCGTGCGGTTAACAAAAAGCGTAGCAAAGCCGATCTCCGCAAGTGAGAGCTCAGGGTCTTGGCCAAGCATCACGGAACGCCAGTGATGCCACTGATCCATAGTGACTGGGGTGTCCCTTAGGAGCTTTAATATACCGTCCGGATCGGTTGTCGCGGCTGACCAGAAGGCAAATACGGCCGGATCAAGATCATTGATATGAATATGAGTCGCATGCCCGTCGAAAAGAAGCTCAAGAGCAACGCCGGCCCCGCCAGCAAACGGCTCAAGATAGTGGCCGTCCTCCAGGCCGTTAGCCCGCATAACCTCAGCAATGAAAGGCGCAAAGCGAGCCTTTCCGCCAGGGTAGCGTAGAGGGCTGTATAGCTTGTTGGAGTACATTTTATCTCTTCCTTTGAGGCGCGCGAGCCTCAGTTTAGCGGCGCGCAGTATACTTGGCCAGCCCTACGCTGAAACCTTAGATTCCAGTTTTTTAGCCTCGTCAGGAGCTTCCAGAATCTTGAGCAATGCTGAATCTATACCGTGCCCACTGATCATGGTGCTCCGCAAGCAGATCCTAAGACTCTCCTTGAAGTCATCGGCCAGCGTTGCATTGTGCTTTGCCCAAGCTCTATAAGGATTCTTCGCCGCGCCACCATTGACCATGCTCAAAAATGTAGAGTCTTTTGCGAAATTCTTAAAATGGCTCCGCAAGCGTTGATCCTCAGGCCCGGATTTTTTCCGGTAGCTGACTACAAGACTCTCCATATCAATTATGTCGTCGGCTGGATCAATTTCGAGTGTTTCAGATATTTTTTCACATAGGCCAATAAAAACTGGCTTACTGAATCCTGAGGAGTTTTTCCAATAGGGGTCATCCGCAGGGAGATTATAAAGAAACTCAAAGATAAGCTGGTCTGGTGGCAGCGTGCCGGGTAGCTTTACGATGCTATCCATGCCTTTAATATTTTCCACGTCACCATCTAAGATGATTAGGCTTTTGCTGCAAAACTCAGGGATTTTGCGCTTTACGAGTTTTATATATTCTGAGCAGCCGAGAGCCACATCTTTAAGTGTGTTCGTTACTTTTTTAATCGTCCTGTCTGTGATTATTGCAGCATAAAGATCGTAGGCCTCTTTATCCTCAAAGTACAAATTGATTTGGGGCAAAAGATTGGCGTCTATTGCTACAGTTTGTACGTGGAGGTCGGCATATATTTGTGGCCACGTAACATTTTCAAATATTTGTATTGGTCCATAACTATCGCTTAAGTAAATATTTTGATAATTGTCTTTATCGGCCAGACTAAGTTTCTGCAAGTCCTCAATCATTGTGGGGGAGTGGGATGTCATAATTACTTGTATATTAAGATCTTTGCACTCCTCTGTTAAAATCCTTATGAGCTGTTTTTGAGCTGCTGGAAACAGTCCAGCGTCTGCTTCATCAATTAGAAGCAGGCCGCCTCTGTATTCCGGATATTCTTCTTTTAGTTTTCGGAACGAGAATAAGGCTAATATTATTTGCCCTGCATTATCTTCCCCGGCGGATACCGAGTCATGATCGTAGTTTGCCCCGTGAGCGGCGGCAGATTTTATGGTGCCTGTCGTGGCAGTTACCGATGTTGCTGATCTTTTGCTGAGTAACCTATTGCTCAATGCTACGAAATCTCTCCGATGCAATGATAGAAATTCTATATCATGTTCAGAATATTTTGATCGTTGGGAAATCGGCGTGAGACGCTTAAGGCTAAGATATATAACTGGATGTGTTGCATTGCGGCTTGTATTCTCACCATCAGATAGAGTATTGCCTCTGACAATGGGTCTAGGCTTGCTTCGATCTTTAGAATCATACAGTTTTAAAATTAAATCGGCTGCTTCAGAAGTGTAGCCGTCATAAATTGATACGGAAGTGTCCATTGAGTCAGGCTTGTCAAATTTTTTAGATAAGCGAAAGTGCTCAGATACGCGAGATTCAAATTTTGAACCAGTCAGGGTTCGAAATAGAAGCGGCTCATCTTTAACGTAATCTTTCTCAAAGCTGAAAACTTGGGCCGCAATGCCAAGGATGGAAGATTTTGAAGTTCCGTTTTTTCCGCAGAGCAGCGTGATTCGTTTTCCGAGCGGGACAGTTAAGTCTTTCAATCCTCGGAAGTGAGTTATATTTATTTTATTTACATGCGTTATGTCGGTTTTTATGTTTTTCTTCTGGCTCAATTGCTTGCCTCCCTGCGTTTGTTTGTGAACTTCAGGCTAGAGTTTTTTGATTCGGCTACGAGTTGCCGGTAAAGTCTTTCTCAGCTTCCCTCACAACCTTCCCCGCCTTCACCTCATCCGAGCGTGCCATAGTAATGGCTTAGCGCTATCAGCTCAAACACAGTCACGAAAACGCAGAGCACAATGAAGCCATGGCTGAAGACCCGCTTGCGGCTGGATGAGCCTCGCCCAGCCAGTTCGGAACTGAACCGTCGGAAATCAGTAAGAGAAGCGCCAGCAAAGCATAGGTCCATGCCTTGCTCCATAAACTCTGGTCTCGCCATTGAGTTATCCCTGTTCTTCCATATCCTGTATTCGGCAGATCACCACCTCACTTGCATGACCCGGTGATCGCGCCTAGGGCTCTCGGTACAGAAACATACCTTTCTCGTCGGATTCGTTTGCAGCGCTCAGCGCTCGAGCTGCAAGCGCTGTAGTTGCACCATGGCCGAATTCGTAGCGCGGAGGCAGGACTAGTACGCTGGTCCACCAGGGCTCTCCATTGATCGGCAGGGGGAGTTCGTGGCATTGCAATTGGTCCTCATCAGATCTCGGACCCAATGCTGTTCTGAGTGAACTTGTTAGGATTGAAGCTCCAGGACGATTGTGATGGTTAGCCACCACAAGCCCATAAGCCTTTAAAGCGCTGACAATCTGATCTAAACCTGATTCATCATTCAATACGGCTACTGCGGTCATATCGCATTCCTTGCAACGCAACTTCAAAAATCCTGAACACTCCAAATCAAGAGGTCCGGGAGTATGGTCCTTCTCAATAAAACTTCTGCAGCGCCTGCACCACGACGCCCACGATTCGGCAGTTCTCGTCCACTGCCTCGATCGGGTAGCTCAGGTTCAATGGTTTCAGGAACAGCCGGCCGCCGTCGCTTACCAGCTTTTTGAACGTCGCCTCATTGCTATCTGGGAGCTTGGCCACGACCAGCTTACCTGGAGCAACCTCAGCCTCAGTATCGACCAGAATCAGCGTGCCCTCGGTGATGCTTTGGCCGGCTGGCGCTGTCATCGAGTCGCCTTTGACTGTCAGCCAGAATGCTGGGCCTTTGGAGTCGTACTCCGAAAACTCGTATCGATCCGAAATGCCGGCAGGGTAGGGCTCCACAGCTTCAGCCCAGGATCCCGCAGAAACCCAGCTGATTACCGGATAGCGGTAGGACGTGGCTGGCTGGCGGGCCTCCCCTACGTTTGAGTCGTTGACGCTCGCGCCTGTCATTGGGCCGGTGTTCTCGGACAGCCAAATAGCATTCACCCCGCACACGTGCGCGATCTTAGGCAGATGCGCGCTCTGGAGGTTCTTTCCTGTTTCCAGCTGCGAAATCACTGGTTGCTCAACCCCCACCTTCAGGGCGAGCGCTTTCTGAGTCAGTTTGGCGTGATTTCGTGCGGATTTGATTCGTTCGGCGAGTGTGCTCATCCGCTGGAATTTATAAGTTCCCTTATCGGCTTGCAAATAAGTGTCCTTCTACTTAGGATATAAGCAGGCTTATCAGGAGGGCTCTCGTATGACCCCTATCGAAAGGCTCGTCGACTTCTTCGGCGGGCAAACCAAAACAGCTTTGGCGCTCGACGTTTCTCAAGCCGCAGTTTCGTACTGGGTCTCTGGGATTCACCCAATGGGTGCCGAAAAGGCATTTAAGGCCGAGGAGCTGACTGGCGGGAAGGTAACAGCGCGCGAACTGTGCACACGCCAAAAGCGCGTTCAGTCTGCCGCCTAATTCATTTTTGTTTGTTTTGATGCGAGCGAAACGGTAGCCCGCTCAAATCCCCCCAACCCATCGCTATAAAGCCGTTCACGCAGCGGATTAGCGATCTGCTCGAACGCAGGCCAAAGCCTCAGTTGAGATGACAAGGGAAGGGTGGAAGCCAGGGCTACCACCAAGCAACAAAGGGCAGATAGCTCGCCCTGTAATTCGGATTGATTGGACATGGGTGCGTCCCTGGTCAGTTGATGAACAGATGATCTCCTTGTTGGCGTAACGCCACCACGGAAACAAATTTGAGGTTTTACGAATGGAAGATTTTCTGCGGGCTTGCCAGATCGCTGTTCTGGATAACGAGGCAAAGGCCTTGGCGGCAAAGATGGGCGTTCCGCACGTTGGCCTGCTTCAGCGTGCCAACCCAGACAACGATGCTCACCACCTGACCGTGGAGCATCTGTTCGGGATCTTGCTGCACACCGGCGACATGCGCCCGCTGGCTGCGCTGGCAGATGAGTTTGGCTTTGACCTGGTCGCAAAGTCTGCTCCGCAACCGCAAGCACTTACCAAATCTCTGATCAACGTCGGTAAGGAAGTCGCTGACCTGACCATCGCAGTACACCAAGCGCTTGACGATGACCACGTCAGCACTTTCGAGAAATCCATCATCCGGCAAGAAATCAACCATGTCCGGCAGAGCCTGGACGTGATGGATGTCTCCGTGAAGGCCGCCTGATGAAAATCGAATTCACACAAATCGCAGGCGAAAAAAAACCGCCAGGCCCGGCGGTTTTTCCAACTGCAAACAACTTGTAAAGCATCTGTGAGGTGAATCATGCAGATTTCAAGCGCTTCTGTAAATACCCAGACCAATGTCGCGACACGTTTTGTTAATTCGGAAAACGTGTCGCGTACCGAAATCGTCAGCCTTGTAGATGGCGAGGCGGTGACAACCACTCTCGCCATTGCTGCAGGGTGCGAAGTGGATCACGCCAGCGTTATCAAGCTGGCCCGTACCTACCAGTCCGATCTTCAAGAGTTCGGACTTCTGGATTTCAAATCCGAAAGTACAGGGGGGCGCCCCACAGAGTTCGTTCTCCTCAACGAACAGCAGTCGACGCTGATCCTGACTTATATGCGCAACAGCCCGATTGTTCGCGAATTCAAGAAACGCCTCGTTAAAGACTTCTGGCGCCTGATTCACGCAAAGCCAACCTTCGACTACGCCGCCGCCCTGAGCGATCCGCGCACCTTACTGGCCTTACTCACGGACAACGTGAAGAAGGTCGTCGCCCTGGAAGCGGACAACACCGAGCTTTCCAATGAAAACCTGATGCTCGAGCAGAAGGTCGCCGCCGACGCGCCGAAGACAGCTTTCTTCGACGCGGTGACCGTCACCCACGAAACCTACTCGGTGGCCGAAGCCGCAAAGCTGATCGGCACCGGCCAGAACCGCCTGATGGCGTTCCTGCGTCAGCGCCGCTGGGTCACCCTTCGCAAAAACGAACCGATGCAGGGCCCGATTGAGTCCGGCTACCTCACTGCGAAGCTCAGCACCTTCGAGCATCCAGAGAATGGCAAGACCACCGTGTCCACTCCACGAGTAACCGGTAAGGGGCTGACGAAGCTTCAGGCTCTCTGGGCGCGCCGTGACGCCGATCTTCTCGGAGGTCCTCTGTGATCGACACTGAACACCTTCGTGCTGTCGAGAGTTACGACACGGCCAACACCACTCTTATGAGCGCATGACATGCAATACACCGTCACGATCAATCAGGTGAAGGCGCTGGAGTGGGGGCTCAATTCTCAGCAGGCCCTGCTGTTTGCCTTCGTCTACGAGAGCCCGAGCTGGGCCAATCCAATCAAGACGGATACCGGGATTTACTTTGCGCTGAGCAAGGCCAAGATTGTTGATGAACTGCCGCTGCTCACGGACAAGCCGGATACCGCATATCGCCTGCTGAAGGCGTTGCGTGACGCCGGCCTTATCGAGCTACACGCGGAAGGGGTTCGCCTCACGGACAAAGGGCGTGAATGGAACCCGAACCGCATGGGGCACTTCACTATCCATCAGCCAGCCGTACAGGCTCCGCGGCGCAGGTCAAAAAAGTCGCCCATCCCTTCAGGTTTGCGCGCCCAGGTGTTTGCTCGCGATGGCCATGCATGCCTGCGTTGCAGCTGCTCGGAGCCGTTGCGCTTGAGAGCCGACCACATCATTCCCGAGAGCAAAGGGGGCGAGGCGTCGATGGCAAACCTTCAAACCCTCTGCATGTCCTGCAATAGCTGGAAAGGCGTGCAGACGATTGATTTTCGCGCCTTCGCCGGAGGTGCAGCATGAGCATGGGCCTTATGGTCGCCGCGATGAAGCTTCGCGTCGGCAATCCGTTGCGCAAGCTGGTGCTGATCAAGCTCGCAGACAACGCGAGCGATATCGGTGAATGCTGGCCGTCCTACCAACACATCGCCGACCAGTGCGAGATCAGCAAGCGGTCTGTCATGAATCACATCTCCGCCTTGTGTGAAGCTGGACTGTTGCGCAAGGAGATCCGGAAGGGTGGACCGAAGGGAAATTCGTCGAACGTTTACTTCCTGACGCTGGATGGTGGTGCACCTCCTGCACCAGGGGTAGTGCAGAAGATTCACCCGGGTAGTGCAGCGGGTTCACCCCCTAGTGAATCTCCTGCACCAGGGGGTAGTGCAGCAGTTGCACCCAGAACCAGTAACTCTCTTGAACCCGTCATGGAACCGGTCATTGAACCAATTACGCCCCAGGCTTCCGCCAAGGTCGTGCCGGTTCAATCTCGCAGCTTGGTGTTGGTGGTTGACCGAACCGAAGCCCCCCGGGTTGAAATCCCCGCCGACATGCCCGGCCCCAAAGACCAGACCTGCAAGACGTTCAAGACTTGGGCGAATTACGCCATGGCTTACCGCAAACGCTACGGCGCCTGGCCGGTGTGGAATGCCAAGGTTGGCGGCCAGCTCGGGCAGCTTGTCAGCCGCCTCGGTGCTGATGTTGCCCATCACGTCGCCGCCCACTTCCTGAAAACCAGCGACGCCGCCGTGCTGCGCAAGTGCCACAGCCTCAACGAGCTGCTGGCCAACGCCGAGAGCTATCACACCCAGTGGGTGACCGGTCAGCGCATCAACGGGACCACGGCCCGCCAGATGGAGCGCACCGAGGCGAACCTCTCCGCAGCAGAGCAGGCCGCGCAAATGGTCTTGGCCAAGCGCCAGGCGGGAGAGCGCAATGAATACCTCTGAAATGAACGACGCCCAAGTCGCCGGGCTTGCCTCTGCAATCATCGCCACGGCCGAGGCCATGGGTCAGGAAATGAACCCAGGCACAGCGGCAATGATGGCTGAGGATCTATGTGCCTATTCGGTGCCGGTTGTCCGCGCCGCCCTGAAGGCCTGCCGGCTGGAAGTGAAAGGCCGGCTGTGCATGGCCGACATTCTGCAGCGCGTCCAGTCCTCCGACGGCCGCCCAGGCAAGGACGAGGCGTGGTCAATCGCTCTTACCGGCAGTGACGAATCCGAAACAGTCGTGATGACCGCCGAGATCCGCCAGGCGATGGTCGCGGCACAGCCGGTCTTGAATCGTCGTGATGTGGTCGGTGCTCGGATGGCGTTCAACAGCGCCTACGAGCGTTTGGTGTCCGCTGCCAGGGCTGAAGCCACGCCGACTACATGGAGCGTTTCCTTAGGGCTTGATCCGGCGCGCCGAGTTGCAGCGATTGAATCGGCAGTCCGTATGCAACTGATCACTCAGCAGACTGGAACCCAGTACCTGGCTGACCTGCGCATCGCGCCCATCACTACCGATGGCCAAGCCATCGCCGGGCTTCTCACTGGTTCCGAAGCTAAGCCGTCACCGCAGTTGCGCGAGAAGCTTGCTGAAGTACGGCAGATCGTCGACGCGGCGAAGACCCGGCAAAAGCGCGAGCGGCTCAAGAAGGCTCAGGCAGATCGGGTCGACACATATCTTCGCAAGCGCAAGTTCCGTGCGGCCATCGTTGCTGCGCAACGCAAGGGGGCATCCCATGGGTAACGTAATCCTTAAACCGCGCCACTTCTGGTCAGCCGGCTCAAATCGCATTCGTGAAGTGTTCAAGGTCGCCTATCTGTTCGCCACCGAGCTTTCCGCCGCCGGCGCCGTCGAGATCATCGTCCGGCCCGTGAAGTCCCGCCGCACGCTGGAACAGAACGCAAAACTCTGGGCAATGCTCGGTGACATCTCGCGCCAGGTGGAGTGGCCGGTCAACGGCCTTATGCAGCGCTTGGACAGCGAGGACTGGAAAGCGCTGATGACGGCGGCGGCCCGCCAAGAAATCCGCATGGCCCAGGGCGTCAATGGCGGGGTGGTGATGCTCGGTGTCAGCACCAAGCGCATGAGCGTTCAGGAACTGGGCGACGTTATCGAATGCATGTACGTCTTCGGCGCGGAGAAGGGTGTCATCTGGAGCGAACCGAAAGGGCAGATGCCTGAGCAGTGGGAGGCAGCTGCGTGATCAAGAAGTCAGGCATCGCAAAATCCCCGCGTGTGTTCCGGAAGAAGAAGTGCAAAAACGCCGAATGCAGGACCGAGTTTGTTCCGGTTAGAGAATTGCAGGCCGCCTGTGGCGTCCCGTGCGCCATTGCGATCACCAACGCCAACAAGGAGGAGGCCCGTAAATCACTGGCGCGCCAGGAGCGGGCAGAGATCCGCGAGAAGCGGGTAAAGCTCAAGACCCGGGCTCAGTACTTGAAGGAAACGCAGACCGTGTTCAACGAGTGGGTGAGGGCGCGTGACGCAGCCCTGCCATGCGTGAGTTGCGGCCGACACCACCAGGGTCAATGGCACGCCGGGCACTATCGCACCGTAGGAGCGAATCCGGAGCTTCGCTTCGAGCCGCTCAATGTCTGGAAACAGTGCGCACCCTGCAACAACCACAAATCCGGCGACATCGTGAATTACCGAATCACCCTGGTCCGGCGTATCGGCCTTGAACGTGTTGAGTGGCTGGAAGGCCCTCACGAAGCCAAGCGCTACACCATCCAGGATCTCAAGGAAATGAAGGCCGAATACAGGGCCATGATCAGAGAACTGAAGGGGGCAGCATGAAGATAAATTCCGCACGCCAGGCATGGCACGACTGCAACTACAACCCGGCACCTGGCCAGACGTCGGACTCCGCAGAGTTGGGGGTTGTCGTACAGAAGACCGAGCGCGGCCCGACTGCAAATCCAGCGATCCACGGCGCACTGGCTGGTCATATTCAGTCAGCAATAGCGCGGCTCCACTTTCAGTTGCGCGCGTTCGGCAACACCATGTACGCGGCCGAGCCGACCGATGATGACCGGGAGGAGGCCGAAGAGGCCGTATTCAACCTGGCTTGCTCGTGGGTAGAGCGTATGACCGCCAGTAAGCGGGAGCGGGCCGAGTATGTCGCCAAGGGTGTGTTTCGTCGTTACCGGTACATGCACCAAGGAGGGCAGTCATCTAACCTTGATCCGCTGATCAAGCCAGAAGTGTTCCGCGCCTGGATGAAAGAGGAGTACGGGATCGAGCTTCCATCCGTTGCATGGGGCAGAGATTGGGCGCCTTTCGTGCAGCTTTGTTTCGATGCCTGTCACGACATTGATGCTCGTGCTTTAAGCCCAATTGGCGGTGTAATTTACAAGATGAAACAGGCTGCTTGACTTCCCGCACGACTGAGGGCATGATTTCCCCATAGTTAGTATTTTGCCTTCGGCAAGTTACTCAAGAAGCCGGCCACTAAGCCGGTTTTTTTATGCCCGCCAGAAAGCCAAAAGCCCCGACAAGTTCGGGGCTTTTTGTTACCTAAATAAAGCAATTTGCAAAAGGAATTTGCAGATGTTGAAAGAATGCAGATGTGGAAATTGCAAACGACTTCTCGCCCGAGTGGGTGAGTTTACCGAGCTCCAGATCAAATGTTCCCGATGCGGGACGTTGAATCATGAGAAGGCCACGAGCCTCGAGCAATCGCCTTTGAGCGACATGAAAGCGGAATCCTCCGCGAACAATCATTCGACTTAAAAGGTGCAAAAAATGGAACCAGTAACTATTGGTGCAAAGTTCTACAGCTCGGACGTATACGGCGTTGACGCGATCATCAAGCCAGCTGACAACGTCGCAGGCGCTGTAATTCGTACCGCCTCGGTCAGTGGCACGGCGCTTTCCGGTCTTATCACCGGCACCGTGGCTCCGAAGAATGGCTCTGATTATTCTGGGAAGCCCATCGTGATGACTCTTGGTAGTGGCTCTCAGAATCTTTCGTATCCGATCCAACTGCCGCCTGGCTATGGTCTGTGGATCACTGCAAACAGCAGCAGCCCGAGTCGCGCTTGCGTGACTTACGATCTGCTGCCTTAAGGAGCGAAGGACTGCATAAGCAGCCACTTGTTCTTGCTCTGTGGTTACGTGACAGGGTTCAGGCCCCGGCATTTGCCGGGGCCTTTTTCGTTTTCGGCCCCACCCATTGCCCCGAGCAGGGAGGTATGCGTTCGGCGAAGACACCTACCTTGATGCAGCATTCAGGGCAATGATGACCTCTGCGACATTAACTCATAACTATTTCAGACCAATTCGAGTTGATAATTCAACCAAATATGATGAGTGCCATCGGTTTCGATTTTGATCCCTCCCGATCCCGATATCCCTATCAAATCACCTGTACCACTGCCTCCAACTATGCAGAAAAATTCATCTGCCCGATTAGTTCCGGTTGTGGAGGCGGAGTGGATAAAATTGAAGGCGCCTTCTTTCCCATTCACAGATCCTTTGAAGCTCTCAATTGCGATGTAACTACCCGTCTTGGTCGACTGGTCGAACGCCGCAGTAAAAACTGTTGAGGAAACCCCGTCGATAGCACCCGAGTAGCATTTCTCCATGGTGCTGATAGACACTGGCAAAGATGTAGCAATCTGAGGAGTTGGACTCAGGCCTGTTGGCTTGAAATTTTTGGTGGAAAAGGTGGCTAACGCTTCCATTCGCATCCGTCTCTATCCAATGAGTGAAGCTCTTATTCTACTCCACAGTACAGCGTGCAAGGAGCTAAAAGCGCGCTGCGAAGTCAAGCTTATTTCCATTATTCCAAGCCTCGGCACTTGCCGGGGCTTGTTCGTTTTCGGCTCCGCCACACCCATCGCGCTGAGCTGGGAGTGCTGCTGGGGCTAATTCAAATCCGCAGGTCACGGCCTGCCATATTCCTAACTCCCTGACGGGGAGGAACTGAGATGCCAAACATGCCAGACAAACCAGACACCTGGGCGATTGCGCTTGCGTGGTTGAGCCAGCATTCGCCAATCCTCTATGCGGCTGCGCTGTCCTGCGCTATGGCCGTTCTTCGGATCACCTACGGCGGCGGCACGCGGCGCCAGATGTTGGTGGAGGGGGCGATCTGCGGCGGCCTGACCCTGACCATCATCAGCGGACTGGATTTCTTCGGGCTACCCCAGAGCATGGCCACCTTTGCCGGTGGCTGGGTTGGCTTCCTGGGTGTGGAGAAGATCCGGAACATCGCTGACCGGGTGACTGACTTCAAGTTGCCGAGTCGCAAGGCCGAGTAATCCGCGACACGTTTCGCGAATGAGCAAATTGTGTCGCGAAATTGGAGATGAGCATGAGCAACGTCACCCGCCTGCGCCACGTTCTACCGATGAGCCCTGACATCAACAAGGCCATCGCTGATCTGGATAGCGCCATCGCCAAGGCGGTAGACGCTGCCAAGTCCGCCGGCCTACCTCAAGGCTTGGTCGTTTCCCTGTTGCACGGGCACGCCCACGCACAGACTCATATTATGGTGAGCTGAATGGGCGCAAAGGTTCTTGTGCTGCGTGCATCGTGACACCCTCAGCTCAGACCGCTTGGATTTCACGTGGAATCAGCATCGTTGCTACCTGCCTACATTGGTCCAGCCGTCATGGCTATCTTCAGTCATATGGCTGCCGACCGTAATAGCGCTGGTGAGGTTAGGATTGTAAGTACCAGGTGGAGCACCGACACGCGTAACCGGCAAATGATACATCGACCCAGAAAATCCAAAAGTAATGTGTTCCCTTCCAGGCTGATGAACGCCTTTTAGAATTAACATATCGTTTTGTGCAGCCGCGACCAAATCACCGACCGTGACCGAAGCATAACCATCTGGGATGGTCATTCCTCCAGCGCGAACTAATAGTGCGGTGATGTTTGCCTCTGTGTTGAAAGTGTTCATGGGGATAGTCGCCGGTATCATCGGACTTAAACCCAGCATTCCTGCATCATTCCATGCAAATGCCCCGATATAATTAGTAAATGCATCTCTAGTGCTGCCATCCCTGAATGATAGGGTCATATCAAATTCCTATTGAGAGTGCTCGATGTGTTGTTGAATGTGTAGTTAGGTGTGCTGCAGGTGAGTGCAGCACACCCAAGCTCAGCCCTTGTGTTCGGCGTTCAGTTTCGAGCAAACAGATTCGGCCTCAGCCTTATCGTCGTACACCCCGTGTTTGTTGGAGTTGGCCTGATCTTCATTGTCGAAGATGCGATAGCGCGTTCCTCCGTTCGTGGCGTGTATGAAGTCCAGAACTTTGAATCTCGGTTCCATGGTGATTGCCTTTTGAGAGTTGATCACCACGCATACCGGTAACCCTCCACGATTTCAAGTATCAGAGCGACCCTATGACAACCAAGCAACCCGACTGGGAGCGCATTGAACAGCTCTTCCGGGCTGGTCTGCTCTCGGTGCGCGAGATCGCTGCAGCTTGTGGCGTATCTCACACAGCAATCAACAAGCGGTCGAAGGCGGAAGGCTGGGATCGCGACCTAAACGCCAAGATCAAGGCTAAAGCGGATTCGCTGGTTTCCAAACGGGAGGTTTCCACAAAGGTTTCCACGGAAACGCTGGCAACTGAACGTGGAATCGTAGAGGCGAATGCTGAGGTTATTGCTGACATCAGGATGGCCCACAGAACAGATATTGGCCGCTCTCGTCGC